CAGTTGGTTCAGCAGGCGCAGCGACTGAGATCCATCCAGGGACTCCATCAGCTTTGCGTACCCCGCCCGGTCGGGAGCGGGAAACTCCCGGCCATCTCCAAGCGTCAAACCCGTGCAGTAGGCGGCGGCATAGGAGACAAGGATGTGCCGAGTGCGCAGGGTCAGCATCTCGGCGTCGTTCTCGTCAAGGCTCCCGTCGTGTAGCTCCCGAAAGCTCTTTTCGGCCTGGTTCGTCACGGCGGCCAGCTTCTCCGGAGTACCCACCCGGAACAGCAGAGTCACCCCGCTCGCCTTCACGCGCTGGTCCAACTCTTCGATCTGAGGCTCCAGTGCGTTCGCTCGCTCCTCGATCTTCGCCAGCTTCTCGGAAAGCTCTTCTGCCGTGTCGTCCACCAGGGAGGTCGCGCCTGACTCAGACCGTGCGCGCAGCGCACGCTCGATCTTTCGCCCCTCCTCCACGAGGTCGTCGTACTCATCAGCGAGCTGGACCAGCTTCGTCCCGCTCTCCTGGTCCAAGTACACCGTGTGCGTGAAGCTGGGGAATGTGGACTTCCCCTCGATGTAGTCAGCAAGGGAGAAGGTGTCGGGTCCGGGGATTTTGACTTCGGCTTCAGGTGTCATGGGGGACAGTCCTCTTGTGCTGTGTGCCGGACCCCCGGGCGAGGGTCCGGCACACAGGGTATGTGATCCGCTACAGGCGGAGACGTCAGCTGCCGCAGGGATCGCCAGGGCAGCCCGCTGGGCAGACGTCAACCTGCACAATGCCGTCCGAGGACTGACCCTGGGCGTAGAACGTGATCTCCATCTGGATGGGCGCCGTGGCGTCGTTCAGGATGTTCGGGTCGCCCGAGAACACCTTGAAGACCGTCACCCAGTCACAGGTCTCCGCCTCTGGGTCACGGCGCGGGTGTCGGGCGATCCGCTGCACCAGATAGCCGGAGCGCAGGGGCTTCCGGAACAGGGCCATCACGTCGTTGTAAATCGACGGATCGGTGTCCCGGTCCTTGTTGGGGTCTCGGTCCAGGAAGAAGTTGAGGGTGGCCTCGTAGTTCTTCGTGGTCGGGTTCGCCACCGCAGCGTCGTCGCACAGGCCACGTGTGTCATCCGTGTCACGGTCGGTCCAGCCGAGCGTGAAGTCCGTGGTCATCGCGCAGCTGATGTTGAGACCTGCGTTGATCTCTTCGGAGGTGGGACAGTCGATGTCGGCGAAGCCGTTGCCGTACTCCCCGCAGTAGTCCTCACCCTGCGGACCATCGTCCACCCACCACACGGTGATGGACGGCGGAAGCATCTTTACCTCAGCGATGACGGCCACATCCCTTCTTCATCGCTCCGGCGCCCAGCGGGGTGAACGAGGGGATCACGACCCACTTGCACTGAGTAGCCATTAAGTCACTCTTAGTGTACGCGGGAGAACGCAAGGTGGGGTGACCCACTCGCGCGGAGGGTGAGTCGGCTAGTGGGTAACACGGTCCGCCAAGCCCAAGGGGCCGGGGTCACGCCCCCACTCGACGGGCACGGGCTCGCGCGTTCACACAGGTCCGGCAGCGGCGCTTCCCGTCACCGCCCAGGATCGTGTTCACCTGGTCGTACGGGTGACCTTGCGGGCAGTGAGTCTTGAGGGCGTTGGGGACCGCCTCGGGTTCCAAGTCGTCCTGGACGACCCGCCCGGAGAAATACATGGCCTTGTAGAAGCGGGCGTCCACGCCCAGTCCGTCTGGGTAGGGGTCGCGAATTGTCGCCACACCACCTTCTTCAAGCATTCCGTGCCCTGGAGGAGTCCAGCCACGCAAGATCCGGCGACACTCATCTTCCAGGCGCAGCAGCGCCATGCCGGTAGGGGCTACCGTTTCCACAATGAATCGGCCGCGCATGATACGAGAATCCGTGCCATCCGGTCCACACAAATCACCGGGTTGTTCGATACCCGTCTCCTCGTTGAGCTGACCGAACCAGAGGATCACGAAAGGTTTTACGAGGCCCGTTGGATCCTTGGGTACATGAGTAGATTCCGGAACCCCCTCCAGGAAGACTCGCGTGTTCGGGAGGCCCTGGTCAAGGCGCTTCAGGATCGCTACCTGCCAGTCGAATACTGTCATCGACCCCCCCAGCGCTTCTTGAGATCATTGAAGGCAATGTCGAAGGATTCCGCCACGGCCATCATCGGCTTGATTCCGCGCGAAGTTCCAAACTCCTGGAACTTCGCGTAAAAGGGATCGTCATTCAGCCAACCGAACTCAATCGAGGGGTTGTCGGAGCTGAAGTCTTCCTTCCCAGTGACATGGCGAATCATGTACCCAGTGTCAACGCGAGAACGTGCCCTCACGTTTGTTTTCGCTTGTGTGGAAACAGCGTTGAGATCGTTGATGATCTGCCAGCGCCATGCATTGAGCTGCGCCACCGCGAAAGCCTCCAGCCCCGGCCCCTGTGGGCGGGGATTCCCGTAATAGCGCAAAGGGGACGAAGGCAGTCCACGATACGCCCACTGGGTACGAGCCATCAGATCTCCTCGGGTGGGACGGGTTCCCCCTGGTAGGGGGGCGGGAGGAGCTGCGGGTGAGCCGCATCCACATCACACAGGAGATTGCGGACCCAGGCATTGGACGACATCAAGGGATTCCTGATGTGGAAAATGTGGTGAGTCAGCTCCATGTCCGGAGGTGATTCCAGGACCCGGAGAACGTCGTCTGCGTGAACGGGTGGACACATCCTGATGGGGACCTGGAATCTCAGCGCGTGCTGCACTCCGTAGTCTCCACGAATGGTCTTCGACCGTGCACGCCAATCCTTGTTCGTAACCCCTCGTCCGGGCCCCCGGTAGAGAAGGCACATTTTCGGGTAAACGGGGTCATCATAGTCTGGACCAGTGTCCACCAGGCCACCCGTCTCCGGGTCCCAGCTGTAGTGTGCACCATCTCCTGACCTGCGGAAAATCTCGCACACTGCATTCATGTGCCCGATGGGCACAGACCGCTGGTGCCAGGCCCAGCGGGGATCCAGGCCCCGGCGCCTCAACAGGCTACTCATGACCCACCCCCGGGGTCAGGCTCTTCGCTGTCTTCCTCGGCATCACGACCGACCATGAGGTTTCGGGCCTCGTAGGCGGCCACCACTTCCACGCGGGTGCTGTTCGGAGTCAGGGATCGCACGCGTACCTGCGCTCCGGGAATGACGGTTTCCTCCCCATCTGCATTGATGACAAGATTCCGCCCTTCCCAGGAAATATCTAGGTTGGTCACCTGCTCAGCCATGAACCCTCCTTAGACCCAGCGCCCGAATCCAGCCCCGTGGTCGTAGCTGCCACAACCGCAGCCTCCACCCGAACCCCATGACCCACAGGCACAATAAGGAAATCCACGCCAGTTCCCCCCAAGGCAGTCGATTGGATAAGGCTGGAAATCCACGATGGCGAATCCGAAGCATTCGTCTTGTGCTTTTTCCTCATCAGCATCCGCCCCTGCCTTCAGATCTGCCGCTGCGCGCAGTAGGGCAGAAGCCAGCTTGGCGCCGTCCGTCTGTAGGTCTTCGGTTTGGATAACTTTAGCGATCAGACCTTCAGATACCGCAACGGCGCGAAGTGCGTCTGAGGCGGCCCACTTGATTCGAGCCGTGGAAGACGTCGCCGACCTGTACAAGGACAGAAAAGCGTCGATGTGGGCATCGGAGAACAGGTAGGAGGGGATCCCTTCTCCGCTGAAGTCCACCTGCTCAACGTCAGGGATGAGCGAGCGCACCCGCCCTCGCTCCGTGGCGAATGCTGGGGGGTACACATCGACGCTCATGCACTAAGAGTACCCACTCGATCACGGAAGGTACGGTGTCTCCATGCCTTACCGCATCAGTCAGCGAGGGTCCCGGTACTGCGTCCTGAAGCAGGACGACGACCGCAACATGGGCTGCCACGACACCCGGGAAGACGCACTGCGCCAGTTGCGCGCCCTGCACGTCAATGAGGCCGATGCCGTACTCCAGCGCCTGAAGGCCCCACTGAGTCAGCCCTGAAAACGGCAGGACCCCCGCCGGGGAGGTCGGGGGTCCTGTTGCAGGCGGAATGTACCATCCGCCTGGCGTTGCTACTTCTTGGTGTCCTTGGCGCTCTTGGTGTCGGGCTTCGCCGGGGCCTGAGTCGCCTGAGTCCCGGTCTGGGCCTGAGCCAGAGCCGACTTCTTCCGCTCGGCCTCCAGCTGCATCTCCAGCTCGGCATTGGCCTTCTTGGCGGCCTCCAGCTGGGCCCGCATGTCGGCATCCGCCCGAGTCTGGGCCTGCGAGCGGATCTGCGATCCGGACAGGGCGGGATCGGCGCGGAACGGCGTGGGATCGCCGTTCAGCTCCACCTCGTCCGGCACGCACTCGCAGCCCGTGCCGTTGGAGACGGCCACTGCCGAGTTGTCGATACCGGCAGCACCCAGGATCGTCCGGACACGGTACTGGATGTCATCGTGGCTGAAGCTGCCCTCGAAGGCGGAGATTTCGCCACCGCCGATGGAGCGACCCGTGTCTCCCATGACGCGAACCTCAGGGGACTCGTGGCCCCGGAGGAAGGCGGTCACGATCGCCGGACCTCGGTCGGTGGCGCCACCGGCAGGAACCAGGTACCAGGTGGTGGCGGCGTTTTCCGACTGGTCGATCAGCGGCAGCCACTCAGATTCGACCACGGTGAAGCGGCCCGCGATCGGAGAGGCGACGTTCATTCGGATCTCGTTGCCCTGCGCGTCCGTGGTCACCCGCGTGTACGTGGTGGCCTGAGCGATCTCACGCGCCGTCAGGGCCAGCGAAGGCGGAACGACGAGAGCGAAGTTCTGCACCCGCACCATGCGATGGCCGACCTGCCGCATGCCGATCATCTGGATGGCCTTCTCCAGATTGTCCAGCGTCAGGGGCGGGTTCAGCATATGACCCGTCGGGGACCGCTCGCCAGTCTCCGGGTCGCACACCCCGCCACAGGGGACGGAGATGTAGTTGCCCGCAGGAACCTGAGGCCCGAAGTCCTCTTCGGTGTTGAAGAAGTCCGGGTTGGGGCCTTCGGCCGTGGCCAGTACGCCCGTGGTGAGGACATCCTCGGTGTCCCGGGCCCAGCGCGCCATCTCCATGGGGAGCGCCCGGAGAACACCCAGCTCGTCGTTGAGGAACGCCTCCCACGAGAAGGGGAATCGCGCTCCGTACTTGTTGACGAAGTAGTCCGAGCCTTCGGTGGTGAGGTTGAAGGTCGGGTACTCCGTCAGTTCCGGGATCCTCGGAAGCGCGCGGACGTGCCGGGTCGCGCCACCGTTGTAGTCCGGGAGCTGGTTCAGCCCGGTGTCCCATCGCACCAGACGGGCGGGCCGGAAGTCGGGGACGGTGGTCCGCTGGGCCAGGGCGGGCCACTGCTGCGGAAGCTCCGCGTAGTGCCCCATCACGCTGGCCTGGGAGATGTTCGCGAACAGCAGGGGGAAGTCGCCACTGGAAACCGCCTCGTGCAGCCGCGCGATGGCACTGAGCGAGCCGGTCCGCTCGGCTTCCGCAATGATCTTGGCCAGCTCCAGTGAGCGCTTCGACTTCTGGAGGCGGCTCATCGCCAGCTGCTTGCCGGTGACACGCCGCTTGCGGAGCGATTCCGCGATCTTCTCGTACTCGCGGTTCGGGGTAGCCGTGATGCCCTGAAGGACGTCAAGAGCCTGAGTAGTCATGATGCTGTAGCTCCTTTCGTCTCGTCAGGACCCGATGACGGGCTTGTCGGGGTTCGTGTTCGGGTTCGGCGCGATGTTCTGCACGATGTTGATCACCGGGATGAAGGCGCCGGGAGGAGGCGGCGTACCAGCCCAGTCATCTGGGTAGGGCAGCTTGGTCTGCTCCACGATGTAGCCCAGCCAGTGGTCACCTTCGGCGTTCACCGTGAGGACCGGCTTGTTGTCCGCATCACCCGGCGTCGGGGTCCACGTGATGCCCACGGCAGTGCCCGAACCCATCGCGGACGGGTCCCAGCCCTCCACCGGGTAGGCGAAGGCGCCGACCAGGGCGATGGAGGCCCATCCGGGCTCCAGGCTGTTGGCCGTGTTCCGCTTCACCGTGAAGGACACGCTGGAGCGGCTGGCCGAAGGGGTCCCCGGTTCGGGCCAGGCCATCTCGACCCCGCCCACCTCCTGGGCGAAGCCCACAGCGTCGCCGATGAGTACAGGGTCACCGTTGCGAATCGACCCCGTGTAGGTGTCCTCGCCTGGGGTGTGGTCGGGGAGCTGGAAGTCCAGCCAGTGCCCGTACTTGTAAATCTCGTTGGTGGCCACTGTTACCGGTCACCCCCCATGAGAAGAGACTCGATCTCGGACAGATCGGCGTTGGTCGAGGCGTCCAGGCGTTCGCTCAGAGTGGACTCGGTGAGCCCCAGACCTGAGGTCTCCCGGTTCACCTCGCCCTTCTCCGACTCCCGCAGAAGCTTCCGGGCGTACTCGCGCTCCTTCTGGATCTCCGCATGGAGGTCGATCCCCGGGCGGTAGCCCTGCGCGACCCGCAGGAGGGAAGGAACCGGGAGGCCCGCTTCCAGGAGGGCGGTGAGAACTTCGGCCGTGGTCTTGCCTTCGCCGAGCAGCTGGTCGTTTGCCTTCTGCCGGTCCACCAGGAACGTCAGGGCTTCACGGATCGTCTCGACCTCTTTGACCCGGCGCTCACTGTCACGCTGAGCTTCCTTGAGCTGATGGCCTTGCTTGGCGAGTTCGATGGACTGCTGCTCGATGCGGTCCGAAAGGGTTTCACGGAGGGAGGCGACCTCACTGACCAGAGTCCCCGTGGCCGTCGTACCCCCTCCCCCCTTCGGGTCTTCGTTCTTGACTGCCGGAGGAGTTTCCGGCGTGGCCGACTCGGCCATGGTCACCAGCTTTCCACCCGCCCCAGCGCGGGTGACGAGATCGACGGACAAGCCCTTCTCGATGGAGTCGATGGTTCTGCGGCCATTCGCCTCAGTGACACTTCCGGCAGCACGGATGGAGAGCCCGATGACTGGCGCGATGTCCCGCACGAGTCGGCGCGCCTCTTCGGTGAGCTGAATCCGGGCGAACAGACCGCGCCCGTCCGGCCCGTCTTCGTAGCGCGCCGAATCCACCAGGTAACCGGCGATATCCCGCACGCTGCGCTCGGGGCGCAGCTCCTCTTCTTCCGCAGTGGGATGGTCAAAGTAGACGTGCGTGCGGGCCGGAAAGGCGCGGGCGCCGTCCCGTTCCAACACGCTGGCCGGGTAGAAGCCGGAGGACCCCTGGACGTCCGCTTCGATGATGCGCGAGCGCCAGATGCCCTTCCCGGACTCCGCTTCGGTCAGGACGGATGACTCCGAGAGCACCACGGACGAGGCGTTACTCGCCGTGTCGCGTGGTGTACGCAGAGTGTGCATGATCTCAGCGTACAAGGAAATTGGCGACGTGCAGTAATCACATCGCCACGAGGCGTTATGGGACCCTACTCTCCACCCGGCTCCTCGCGGCGCAGCTCATGATCCCCCCGGGACATCGGGTCAGGCTGGCGAGGCGTACGGATGCCTTCCGGGGCAGGGGCGGTACGTGCCTGATTGCCCGTGTTCAGCGCGCCAGGCGACCCCGGGCCACCTGTCCCCTCCAGCCCCCCACGACCTCGGTCGGACGCCCCCCCGGGCACTCCCTGACCTCCGCCCCCCACGGCCAGGGGCAGATCATCCGCCATCGGTGCGGCGTGCGGGAAGTCGTCCCACTTGTCCCGCCATGCCTCCAGGACCATCAGCCGGGATTCGGCGGCGGAGAAGAGCCCCATCCGGACCGCCATGTCGATGGCCTGGAGCCTGCGATGGATCGGCTGCTCCTCGATCTCGGGCCACCGCAGCCGCACCTTCAGGCCCAGCAGCCGGAAGATCCGCTCATACACCGAGTCCATGACCTTCTGGCGAGCCTGCATCACCAGGACCGTAGACACGTCCAGCGCCTGGGCGGCAGAACGGTTGGATAGCGTGGGATCTTCCGTCAGGGCGGGAAGAGGGACATCCAGGGCCGCCGCAACCATCGACGCCAGGGGGCGCCCCGCGTCGAAGTCCACAGTGGTGTTGCGCCCCACCGCACTGAGATCCTGCCCCGCCCCAAGCACGGCGGATGCTCCGACCGCAAGGGGCTGGCCCGTCGAGGGGTCGGTGCGGGGGGTCTGGGCCAATGTCGCCGCCGTGCGCCTGACGCCCCGGGACTTTTCGGATGTGACCTTCCAGGCGAAGCGCGCGTATGCCTTGGTCAGGACCGCAGCGTTCTCCAGGAATTCCTTGTACGCCTTGGTCCACCACACGGCGGGCAGCACGTCCGGGATGCCCCAGCGCCACCCGGACAGGCGGTTGAATGCGACGTGGACCATGATCTTGTCGTGGTTCACCGGATCCCCGCCGATGTGAGACCGAGTGCGCCGGTTCGCCCGGGTCGCATGGGCTGCCTCGGTGGGGTACCACTCCTGGCGATAGCTATAGCCGCCCCCGTCGTCAGTATTCAGGCAGTTTCCTGAGTAAACCTGGGGGTGGAACCCGTGCCGCTGCGGGTCCGGGTCAGTGATAGGCCGGGGCTCGAACTCCCGGCCACCCCCGGCGTCCAGCTCCAGGTCCCAGTCATTCCAGGTCCGGCGGATGTACAGCAAGCGCTCCCGGTTACCCCGTTCGCTGACCGCCTCGGTGATCTCCTCGAAGGGGATGCGCTGGACCGTCTTCCTCTTGCGGTCCACCAGGAAGAACAAGTTCCCGTCGGTCGCCGCCGTGTGCTCGATCTCCATCTGCGCCAAAGGGCCAGTCAGAACATCGTCCAGGCCATCAGGGAGTCTTGGCTCGGTGTCCGCGCGCCTGGGTCGCCCAGGACCACCCGAGATGAACTCTTTCGCGACCACCTGCACACCGGAGCCCCAGATGTACCCCGTGCGGACCTTCAGGCCGCGCTCCACCAGCGGGTTCACCACGGCAACGGCGCGGCACAGTTCGGAGATCCGGTGCAGCCCGTTGAGGGTGAAGCTGTTGGCCGAGTCCGCCATGCCGGTCAGGGGACGCCAGCCGATGTCCTCCAGGGAGAGCTGGACCCGGCCGAACTCGCCCATCTCACGCAGTTCGTCGGTGGCTTCCTCGACCAGCTCGGCGTTGCGCTGCTCCAGGGTCTCCACGAGCCCGTACACCTCGGACTCGGACATCTCACTGAGGGGCTTGCGCAGATGCTCCATAACCTCAGAGTATCTGAGAGATAACTAAGGGTTATTAACCAGGGACGCCCGCCCGCGCCGCATGGCTCAAGATCGTCAGCATCGTGCTCAAGAGGAGAAGGGCACCGCTGAAGCTGTACACCTTGATCTTCAGCGACTGGATCTCGTCCTCCTGGCCCTGAGTTCTCCTGCGATCCTCCTCGGCCCGCTCGGTGAGTACCGAGACTTGCTGCTGAAGCGCCGTCGTGCGGGTATGCACCTGCTGAACCAGGAGGTACACGTCCCGAATCGTGACGATGCCGCCATCACCCGGGTTCTGCTGGGCCACGCCGCACTCCTCTGTACCAGATGCCGACCATCGCCCATGATCATTCCATGCAGGTGCGCCGGGAGCTGCGCTCCGCCCTCAGAACGGGGCAATGGTCATCTCGGCCGCCATCTCCTGATCCATCAGGGACTGGGCGACCTCCTCGGCGGGGTCGGACACCACATCCCCCAGCGACAGCCCCCCAGACACCGGGGCCGTGGCATAGGCCAAAGCGTCCGCCACGTCGGGAGAGCGCCCCACCATCTTGCGCATGTCCTCCTTCGAGATGATGAACAAGCGCCCGGGCTTGAACCGGTACAGCACCACAGCCAGGTCGTCCCGGAACGCATCGCACTCCTCCAGCTTCACGCTGCCATTGCGGATGGACTGCCTCAGCTGATCGAACCAGTACGCCCTGGCGTTTCCATAGCCCTGCACCGAGCCGCCCACGTCCTGCGGGGGCGCGGCACTTCCGTGCATCTCGTACACATCGAACCAGGGCTGCGGAAGGAGGGCCCGCCGGGCATTGAGGGTGTCCACGACGCCCGCACCGAGACCTACGGCATCCACCCGGATCTCCGTCCACGTAGCCTCCAAGCGGTCGTC